GTCAATTTTGTTGAACTTAAATTTCTGCGGGCACTGTTTGAATGTGCCCATGGAAGATGGCGACAAATATTCAGGAGCCTTGAGCTCACTTGTCATCTGTCACCACATACTCTCCGCCGAAAGAAAGACGTGTTGCTTCTGCTATCAGCTTGTCAAGGGCGTCTTCGGTCGCTGTCTCTCTCTTTGGCTTCGGCTGACCGTTGCTATAGATGGACCAGTACTCATTAAGTTTTTCTCTATTTTCCGCAGAAAGAGCCTTTGCAAGACCAACAAAATTATCCCACTTAGTTGAAACTTCAGGTGTCACTCGTGCCTCTGCTTCCGCTTCGCTTTCCATTACATGTTCAATTTCAATTGCCTCTTCACTGCGGGCAAGGTACAACCCAACGCCCAATGTCTGTGCGGCTTTTTTTAGAGCATCAGAGACAGCACCCTTGACTTCATCTCCAATGTCAACTGGCTCGCCCTGCTTGTTGATTTTAATTTTTTGTCCACCAACCCCATCGCGATAAACCGTCTCGCCATTTATGTTTACCTTTAATGCGACATGGGCGACGATTGATGTGCCGAGCTGTTGCCAGTTGCTAACAGTGAAAGACCAGTTCTCAACTCCGAGAACTTTGTTCATTCGATTGATTACTTCACTTACTGGAATGTAAATTAAGTTTGCTCCGCCCTTGTTCAGTCGGCGCTCCATCTCAGAGGGGAACTGCTCGGATAGGTTTTGATAAATGTTATTTGTCATTTGCGTCGCCCTTTCTGACGATAATACTTGTTTTTAAAACACCAGTTTCGCAGTAGTTGTCAACATCGATTCCAAGGCTGGAAAGTTCTTTGACTCTCCAGTATGAAGGTTGAACGTAATCGAGAACTTGCATTGCAATTTCTTCAGGGGATTTGATGATTTCGCCAGTATCCATGTCTACTGATAGTTGTACAAGCTTTTGCGCAACGACGCTTGCAAGGTCTTTATGTTGCCAGGCTCGACGCTCGTAAGAGATTTTCTTCTCAATAACCCCACCGTTTTTGAGTTGCACATTTTTTCCATTAGCAGGGATGAGTTGACCAACAGATGTGGATAGGGAGTCGTACACAGATGACATGTCCCTTTTAATCATGTTCATCTCATATAAAACGCCACACGCATCTTCTGCGCTTGGCTGTGATTTTACATAGTCGTCAAGCTCTTGACCAAGGGCAAGCAGGTATTGACGAACTTCAAGTATTCTTTCTGGTGTCATGTTAGTAGTGTCCTTATTAGGTTTGGATAGTTAACTCACACGACTATAGCGATTCTTCCTCGCTGTGGCAACCCGAGCCCTGTTAAATGTGTAAAAGCTCCAACCGCAGAGTCGACTTGGTCGTCGTGGTCGCAAGCCTCTGGAAATGAGGAAAATTCGTCAAGCCAGTCCGACAGCCAGGTTCCACGGACAACCCGAACGTTGCCGTTGGCGGCGGCGGCGGCAAAAGGCCTGGCCCTGGTGACTTTGTCGCCAGTTGCCCGAATTGCCGAAAAATCATAACCAGGGACCACGTATCTGGCATATTGGTCCATAAGGGCCTTGCCGGAGGAGCCTGGTTCCTGCTCCATCCTGATTGGAACGCCTTTCCCGTCTTCGTAGGCTGTTCTGGCGATTAATTCTTCGACCTTCTCTCCTCTTACGCGGGCTTTTTTGACATCCAAGACATAGGCGATTCCTTGGTCAAAAAGCATCAGCGTTCCAACCGTCCAGTCCGGGTTGGGATTGGAGTGGTTTGGTTCCGTGGCTGCAAGGTCCCAAAACCTCACGGCTCTGGCGGACGATGTTATTTGAGGGATTTCATTATCGTCAACGATGACTATTGAGGTCCTATCGAACAGGGTTCCCAGAGTCGTGCTCCACCAGTCTCCTTCTTCCAATCTGCGTCTTTCAATTGGGTCAAGAGCCTGAAGGGCTTGGCGGTATGAAACGGCGTCAATTCCCGGGTTATCTGTCAATTTTGAAGGGACGAAGATTCTGCCCTCGGTTTTTCCCTCAACGATGAAACGCTGTCTAACCCAATTGGGGGCAGGGTTTGAGGCCGAACGCATTCGCAAGGGGACCGAAGAAAGAGGTCCAGATGCCGGTCGACGCAGACGGGAGAACATGTACCTGTAATCGCTTTCACGGATTTCAGTTACTTCGTCCATGCCGATAAATTGGAATTCCGAACCCTTGTAGCGAAGGTAGTCGCCGGTGTTATTCAAGTAACCGAACGAGACTCTTGCCCCTGACGGGAACGTTGCTTGGAAGCTGTTGTTGTTCCAGTGGATGTCGTCATAAAGAGCAGCCCATGACTTAAAACGGTCCATCAAAGCTCCAGGGAGTGACAAGTCGGCAAATGTTCGTCTGAAGAGAATCGCGGAATAATTGGGAACATCTACATACTGCAAAGCAGACATGAGCAGCGCAGAAGACTTTCCACCGCCAGCCGCACCACCGAATAAAGCCTCAATGGAGTTGGTCCGCAAAAAAACTTTCTGATTTATTGACGGCTCTTCAGGGCAGAAGGGTGGCATCTTTGGTTGAAGATACTCCAGAACCTGATTCCAATTTGTTGTCATATTTAATTTGCCTCTTGATACAGTTAAGCACGGAATGCGCTACTGTAGGTGATATGTCAAAATTACTGCTCAGGATTAAATCCTTGCCATCGCGCGTCAAATCTTTATTTAAACGGGCTACCTTCGCCAACTTGCTCATGATTTCATTTATACTGTTTACCAGTATTGGTGCGGCAATGATTTTTCTACCTGCCGGGCTGATAGTGGCAGGCATAACGTGTGGTTTTTTCGGCTTCCTATTAGGTCTTGAGTAAATATGGCATGGAATCAATCGAGCAATAAATCGCTCGCAAACGCACAATCCAAGGAGCTTGGACCTGGTGCGCCCATAGCGCAGAACCCAAGTTATGCAGGACGACCTTATAGAGACTCATGGGATGTTGAGCGCGCATACCGCGAAGGCATGCAGAAGGTTACCTGGGTTGCAAGATGCATCGATGCAATCGCTGGGAACCAAGCACGACTCCCAATCATTCTTCGTAAAGACAATTCTCCAGACGGAGAGGTGCTTATTGGAAACAGAGCAAAAAACAACTCTTTGCTTGAAGTCCTAAACACTAAATCAAACGTTGGTGAAAACTCATTTATTTTCCGATACAGAATGTCCGCTCAACTCTTGCTGGGTACACGCGGTGTTTTCATTGAAAAAGTTCGTGGTAGAGACGGAAGAATAATTGGTCTTAACCTTTTGCCTCCTCAATCAACAGCGCCAATTCCAGATGCAAAGAAGTTTGTTTCTGGGTACGAAGTACAAATGCCTTATGGTCAAAAAATCATAATGAAACCAGAGGATGTTTGCTGGATTAGAAGACCTCACCCTCTTGACCCATATTTGTCACTTACGCCTCTTGAGTCGGCTGGTGTTGCAATTGAAATTGAAAATCTTGCAAAGCTGTATAACAGAAACTATCTACTCAACGACGGTAGACCTGGTGGTCTGCTCGTTTTGCGTGGAGAAATCGAAGACGATGACAAGGAAGAATTAAAGAGCAGATTCCGTGGGAACATCGGAAGAGCGGGTCATACGACGGTTATCTCTGCTGACGATGGCGTTGACTATGTGGACACTTCTGCGTCGCCAAGAGACGTTGCGTACGCTCAGATGCGACAGATTACAAAGGAAGAAATCCTTGCATCATTTGGTGTTCCAGAGTCAGTAATTGGAAACGCTGCGGGAAGAACCTTCAGCAATGCAAGCGAAGAAATTCGTGTGTTCTGGATGGAAACAATGCTTCCGCACCTTGAGCCACTTGCTCGCTCATTGGATGAACTTGATGACGAGTACTACGTTGACTTCGATACAAGTGAAGTCCCAATCCTTCAGCTCTATAAGCAAGAGCGTGAAAGATATCTGATGCAGGAGTTCCAAACTGGCCTCATCAGCAACAATGAGTACAGAACAGGCTCAGGAAGAAAAGAAGTTGAAGCCGACCTTGCCGACTCGTTATTGATGAATCCAAACTTGATTCCAATCGCGAACACAAAAAAGAAGATGGAAACCGCTCCGTCAGCAGAGATGGGTGGCGCACCCGGGGTTCCTGGCGCGCCAGTCCCTGGAGCACCAATGCCAGAAGCCCCAATCCCTGGCGCAGAAGGACAGCCACCACTTGACCCAAATACAATGCAAGGTGCATTGGCTCAAGTTGAAGCACCAGTCGCTCCGGCTCCAGACCAGCTAGC